ATTTCCTGCAAAATATATAATAATTCTATTTCAGAAAATTCTAATTGAAATTTTTTCATTATGCCGCCACCTTTTCAAATGCTTCGATAGCTTGCAAAGGATCAACTATAAAAGCCCCTTCCTGCTTTTTGTTTTTATTTCCTTTCAGTTTTAAACCGCATATTTTATTAAACGAATTAACATTAACTAAGTCGCTTTTATCTCCGTCAATTATTTCACGGCCTAAAAAGTATTTACCAATTGGAACATTACCCCGAAATACTACAGCAATTGGGAAGCCCGTTTTTAGTGCTTCCTTTACTTGCTTTTGATATTGTGGGGTTCCTGAATAGCTGAAAATCTTTTTATAATTATCTAAGCCAGTGTTTAGGGTTTTAACTCTTTTCGTGTAGTCATACCAAAAAGCGTTTGGAAACTCTTGCGGTATGCCTTCCTTAATCCAGTCAATATCGCTAATTGTATTCAATCGAAATGCAGCTTTAAAACCCTGCTTTTCAGTTTTACTTATAAAGGCTTCAATTTCCCGTTTCAGCTTTTCGAGAAACTTTGGCTTTTCGTTCATAAACATATCAGTTTTATATTTACGGGCTTCATTAACGGATTTGAACATTTCCGAAAATCCAGAATCCTTTAAGCATAACCGCATACAATCAGCGGCCTTTGCCCCTGCACAAATTATATTATTCGGAAATAGGCTTAAGCTTGCTATTTTAAATTCTGTTCCGTTTTGGCTCTTTGCTATTTTCGAATTAGTACCGCCCGTGTTTAATAATTTAACGTTCTTCATTTTGGTCATTCCTTTTTCAGTTTAGGTTTTTTGATTCGCTTTGTAAGTGTTGGTCAGTCCACACGAATCTAGCTTAGTAAAAGCCCTTAAAAGTACGGAGTCAAATGCTTTATTAATTGGCGTTTTTATTTACTTTTTTGATTTTAAATAGTTTTTTACTAAGTATTTAGTTATTGCGTATCTATTTTGGAGTGTTATAATATTCAGTTATAAATAATGTTTGACGTGCGAGTAAAAAAAGAACAGACTGGGAACATTCAAAACCGTGGAGAAATAATTGATTCTTAGCCCTAAACAGGCCAGAGAAATCGGTGAGGCTCTGATCGATGCCTCAGAAACCGTTACGGAAGGCCAAAAAGATCAAAAAGTTATAGTAGTTAAAGACGCAGCAATATCCGTTCAATCAGATCTTTTGATCGATGATTGGGAGACAGTAGCAACAGTCAGTGACCGTTAGTACATAATAGATTTGACGTGCGAGTATTTTTGATTTAGGCCCTTCGGGGCCTTTTTCTTTAGCCCCTCTTCCCTATACTAGTAGGACTTAGCCATTAAAAAAGCCCCCTGTCAGGGAGGAAGACAAGGAGCTTTAAGTAGGGCTAGGTAGAAACACCGTATGGAGCATTTCTAATTGTAATGTTAATTGATTCCACAATTAATTGCAAGTATTAATATTTATCTTGACTTTAATTACGCCACCTAGTTATTCTGTCTATTATTACAGAAGGGTAGGGCTATGGTTAATAGAGTCAAATTTTTACGGGAAAAGAAATTAAAATCAGGTAAGATGGTATTTATAGTTAATCCCCCTGATTACGTGAAGGAAAGAATAGGCGCATCATATGAAACGTATGATAGCAAAGCTGATGCGGCTGCTAGATGTATTGAAGTAGATAGGCTGCATCAGGCTTGGCGCAAAGATGTCGAGAAAGTGTATAGGATCAATTCTAGCACTGTGTTAGGTATGATTAATTACTATAAAACAACCGACAGTTGGGCTAAATTAGCACCTAATAGTAAAGCAACTTATAATCATTTAATTACGGGCCTGAACAAAGTTCAATTACGGATTAATAATGGCCCGTTTACTGATATGCTTGCTTCAAATGTACGAAAAGATCATGTACAAAAACTGTATGCATATTTGAGGGATAATGTTTCAGCCCACAGAGCCAGACATACAATTAAGTTTTTAAAGCTTGTCTGGAATGTGTGTGAAGATAATGACAAACTAAAAGGTAATCCTTGGAAAGTCATTAAACTAGATTCCGATACTATCTGCGACATTCTCTGGACTGAAAGACAAGTTGATAGATTTATAGAGACTGCAGATAAGATGGGTTTTCCATCGATAGGTACACTAGCAATGCTATGCTACGATTTGTGCCAAAGACCTGGAGATATGCGCCAATTGAAGTGGGAAAACTTTGATGGCGAGACTTTCGTATTTACTCAGGAAAAAACAAAAACAGAAATAATTGTAGATGCAAGTCCAAGGATTTTAAAGCGACTTGTCGCTGACCATAACAAGTACGGACAAGATGACTTTATTTTAAATTACGAGAAAACGGGAACAGGCTACGACAATCGTATGTACAACAAGATTGCAGCCCTAGTTCGCAAGGAATGTATGCTTCCTGATCGTCTTAAAATACGATTTCTTAGGCATTCGGGGGCTACAGACTTGGCTGAAAGCGGAGCAACTGAAGATGAGATTGCTGCAGTAACAGGCCATAAATCACGCCAGATGTTAAATATTTACGTCAAAAGAACCAAGAAATTGGCAGCAACTGCACAAAGCAAAAGGTTTAAGGAGAATGAACGACACTACTGAGGCACGAAGGGCGTTTGAGAAAGAACTACAACGGCTGATTAACAAGCCACCACACGTCCTCACTGAAAGACTAATTGACTTAATACGGGCAATTAAAACTGAACTGGAAGGGAAATGACCAAATGGACATACAACAGTTACCTATCAAGCTACTAGCACACCTAGAATACATAGGGCTGCTACCAAAGCATATTGATGAAGATGGTATAGACAATATCGAAAACCCCGACATTGGAAGGAGCTTCTTTAGAAAGCCTAACTTTGATGCCAATGGCGAACCAGATTTTTAGGAGTTTGCTATGCTACCACCTTGCGAAAATTATGACGAATGCAGATCCTACGGGGTCTTCAAAGACGGGTATGAAGAAAAAGCGTTCTGCCCAAAATGCTACGCTCAACGGAAAGGAATAAATATATTTGGATACAAACAAACTGATAAAACCGCAGTACCAACATCCATGTCGGCTATTCGGCAAAGACTATATAAACGCCACCGAAGCCGCCAGACAACTCAAGCTTAGTCATGGATGGGTAGCGTACATGGTTCGCAACGGGATGAATAAGAATATTCCTTACAGTGAACGCAAGCGCAGAGGAAAACCTCGTAATGAACATACAGAATAGACACCATCAACAAGAGGCTGCGAAAAGGAGTAAAGCCTCTAAAGAGACTAAGTTCTTCCAAGTGGGTCATGTAACCTTTGAGATAAATAACTCTGAGGAGCATGGCCTCACCTTCTCTTTAATAGCAGGGGAAGCTCTATCAGCTAAAGACCGTAAGCCACTATTTTCAGGCTTCGTCGAAACAGGCATGGTTGAGGAGCTAAGAACACTTGCGTTGTACCTCAGAGAGTTACAGCTAAGAGAGAAGTACGGTGGGATTTTGGACTGAAAAAAAATGAATATTGACAACAAAATCTAGACTTTTATAGACTAGACTCGAACTGTTAGGTAAAAGTTGTTTATTATCAAAGAGTTGGTTGCGGGGAGAGGATTTGAACCTCTGACCTTCAGGGTATTGTCCGATTCCAATAAAAACAATGACTTAGCAAGGGGGTAGGGTTACTAGGCCCATACCTAACTGGCGTAATTAAGTGTTGACATATAAAATCAATAACTTACCAGTATAAGCCACCTAATAGTTCGCTAATTTAATTAGGGAGCCAATCGATGCAGTATAAAAATATAACAGATATTAAGTTTAATGGCGCAGAAAAAGCCAAATCAGATAAGCTTAGAGCGTGTGGGGAATGTTGTAAGCTCATACGACCAGACGATGAAGTGACAATAGTTATGTATACATATAGGTACAAAAAAGCTTTAGACCCTATACTTGAAAAAGGTAGGGCGTGGAGTTTCGAATTTCTATGCACTGAGTGTGGGAAAAAACACCTTGATTTACCGTGAGCAACTACAGTTTGTCCAAACCCTAAATATTACTGAGGGTGAAAAAAAGACAGTTGCTTGTCCTGCTTGCGGCAAGCGAAATAAATTCACTGTCGATAAATATGACGGGGTACTAGTGTGGAACTGTTACTCTGCATCCTGTTCCGTAAAGGGTAGCTTTCGAGGCTCTAGAGAAATGGATGCCCTCAAGAACTACATCGGGGGTTCTCCAACCCAAAGAAAGCAGAAGGTCAATCGGATGCCCGACATAACCACCGCCATTGAGAACCACCCCCCTGCCCTCGAATACCTCGAAGCAGTCAATTCTCTTGAAGCTTACGAGCGAGGATATATAAAGATCAGATATGCTCCAAGCGATAACAGAGTTCTTTTCTACACCCCTGAGGGTTTGGGGGCTGTAGGAAGAGCTTTGGATAAGCGTAAACCGAAGTGGTGGAGCTATGGCGATACCTCTAAAGGTGTTGAGGTTGGTGAAGGAAGCCATGCGGTTCTTGTCGAGGATGTTCCTTCGGCATGTTCTGTCAGTCGGTTAGACGGATATACGGGTTATGCCCTATTGGGTACAAATGTCACAGTGCCAATTAAAAAAACACTTAGTAAGTACAATAAGGTAACAATTACTCTTGACAAAGACGCAAGTTCAAAGGCAGTGTTTGTTAGTAGGCAGTGTTCAAACATTAGTTATGTTAGATTTACTGACAAAGATTTAAAGATGTTAACGGTAAATGAAGTGGCAGAGGTAATACATGCATCTTAGTATTTATACATGGGGATACCTGATTACAGATATGGCAGGTAGATCTTGTAGAAAGATTATCAGATTTTCTGAGTGTATGCGTGTAAATTCCAGTGATTGGGTAGGTCACTTTGTGTGGGGAAGCCCTAATGTGACGTTAGCACCTCCCATAAAAAGTTTAGAGTTTGAATTTTCTGGGGTAGAACCTCCCAGAAAAAATGACGCAATGTTGAGTTTAAACATAGACACTTATGTAGACTATGTAGATAAGTGAATCCTGAGTCGAAGTTTACTAGTACCGACTTTAAACAAAAAGGAATAGTACAATTAAAGCAAGAGCAATAATCGTTATCGATTACCTGATTGACGGTGGTTTCAAAGGAGCCGCTGAAGAACAAGAGAGATTAGAAGAAGCCATTGGAGAAATAGTTAAGGATAATGACCGTGTGGTATTTCATCAAATAGATATGCGTGAACGAAGAGGTGATGTTCCACCTGACGTTACCAAGATGAAATTTAGAACTAACTGATTTCAAACAACAATTAAAAAAAGTAGCCCCTCTCGAAAGATTGGGGCTTTTTTTGTTACACTAAGTGCTTTACTATGCCACTCTATAATAATATTAATAGGGCGGTGTTATGGAAAAACAATTAATAAAAACACTACTTAGCAATGCCACCTACTTAGCGAATCAAGCAAACTTACGCAGGACACTATTTAGTGGTGAGTATGCATCAATATACGATAAGCTGAAAGAGGCGCATGAAAAGTACAATCGGGATTTAACATTAGACGAAATCTACAGCCTGTGGCTAACGGACAATCCAGTTGCCACCCCTGCGGAGATCCATGAAGTCAGGGATGTAGTGGACGAACTCAAGCGAGTTGAGGCTCTTGGTGAGGATGTTACTACTGACGTTATAACAAAGCTCTGGAGAGCCGACATAGGCCGTGAGATAGCCAACATTGGTATCAACATGGCTGAAGGTGATGCAGGTGCGCTATCAAGGCTGCAGAGCCTGATCGAAAGCGTTGGTGATGGTTTTGTCGTTGATGACTTTGGCGAACCTACCACCGACAATATCTATGAGCTTCTAGCTGAAACAAGCAACGAGAATAAATGTAAGTTTAATATCGAAACATTGAGCCGACATCTTTACGGCATTGGTGGCGGTGACTTCATGCTAGTCGCTGCCCGTCCTGAGACAGGTAAGTCTGCATTTGTCATTTCGCTATGTGCAGCCCCAGGAGGTTTCTGTCAGCAAGGCTATAAATGCGTCTACATTGGTAACGAAGAGAAAACTACACGGACAAAGCTGAGAGCTATTCAAGCTTGTAGCGGCATGACCCGTGAGCAAATTGCTGAAGATCCTGATCTAGCCATGTCGATGTATACGGGCGTTAGAGACAATCTTATAATGCACGAT